CTGCGCGTGGCTGGACAGCAGGGTGTGAAGATGGAGCAGCGCACGGCCGTGGCGCGCGTCTATGAAGCCCTGAACTTCTTCCATGTTGACCAGACGGTACCAATCAAGGTATGGGAAGCCGTCTATGCCGACCAGTTCGAGAAGATTGCGAAGCTGGCAGCCGCCTCGGGTGATCTGAAGACGCTGTCGAAAGCCACCGAGCGCGCCCTGGAGTGTCGCAGGCGTTCGGCAGAGGTGGCCGAGCAAGACCGCTCGCTGGGTGTCACGCAGCTGTTCTCGGGCGAGATCACGCCCGAACTGCTGGGCTACGAGAATCAGGACCTGAAGATGATAGCCCGCAAGAACCGTGAGGGAGCCTACACCATCATCCGCTCACTGCCCGTGGAGAGCAGCGAGAAAAAGCGGCTCATGACCGATGCCGACATTGAAGAAGCAAAAATCGTAGAATTCATCGAGAATGAAGAGTGATAACAGCCCCACACAGACCGACTACGAGCAGGTCTATCTGAACTCGGTGCAGATGCTCTGCAACGTGATCGACCCGAATATGCTCTTTGCCGAGCTGGGACGCGCCACGGGCAAGACCGAGGGTGTGACCACGCCGAGGATCATCCGCGTGGCCGACTCGATGCCGGGCGAACTGATATTCCTGGTGCATAAGACCTACGTAGCCCTGCTCACCAATGTGTGGCCCAACATCCAGGCCTCGTTCTCACGGCTCGTCAGCGCGGGCGGACGCGAACGTCCACTGCTGCAATACGGTGTAGATTACGTCGTAGGCGAGACGCGCCTGCCCGCTCACTTCCGTCAGCCGCGCTACCCTATCGCCTACCCGAAGCACTCGGTGGTGTTCCGCAATGGTGCTCACCTGCAGCTGGTCAGCAGCGACCAGCCCGAGTCGGTGGCAGGTCGTAATGCCGTCCACGCCTTCATCGAGGAGATGAAGCACAATTCGGGCGACAAACTGCGATCGCGCCTGTTTCCCTCGCTGCGTGGTGGTTCGGCAGAGATACGCCGCTCGCCCTACTATGCCGGCGTGACGGGTGTCAGCGATACTGCCCGCGTAGATCTGGGCGAAGATGACTGGTTCGAGCAGTATGAGAAGCGTGCCGACCGTCAGCTAATCTCGGAGATTATCACCGTGGCGTTACACCTGAACCGTCAGCAGCTGACGCTCTTCGACCTGCAGCGACAGCTGCGCGAAACCAAGAACCCTGTCGTGATGGAGCAGATACGACTGGAACAGCAGCGGCTGAACCATATCATCGCCCTCTGGCGTCCACGCCTTGCCGACATGCGGCGCGGTGCCGTGTTCTACGCGCGTGCCTCCAGTTTCTGCAACCTTGACATTCTCGGGGCGAAGTTCTTCAAGACCCAGCTCGACACACTCGACATCGACGAGTTCCTCACCTCTATCTGCTCCATCCGCCACAAGGCCGTGACCAACCGTTTCTTCGCTGCCTACGACCCTCACCGCCATCAGTTCCAGGACAGCTATATCTACGATCTCATCCTGCGCCTCGACCTGAAAGACCGTTTCCTGCTCTCTGCCCGCTACCTGAAACACTACAACGCCCACGACGAACTCTATTGCGGCTATGATCCGGGCGCGTTCTCGTCGATGGTGTTTGCACAGAAGAAAGACTTGGGACAGCGGCTCGACGTGATCAAGGAGTTCACATCATACCAGCCCGTACCCCAGCAGGATTTGGCATCGCAGGTGCAGCAGTTCTTTGGTGCCGACAGCGAGAACAAGCTGATACACCTCTACCCCGACCGTGCGGGTAACAAGACACGCGAGGAACGGCAGCGTATCACCACCGACTCACGCCTGATGAAGGAGCTGCTCGAGCAAGCCGGTTTCCGCGTGATCCTCTACAACGAGGGACAATCGACCATCTACCACTGGCAACAGTACAAGCTGCTGCTCATGCTCTTCGGCGAGCAATATCCGTCGCTACCCCGTATTCGGATATGTGAGAACGAGTGTCCCAACCTCTGCTCGGCCATCATGGTCTCGCCACTGAAGACCACCGATGGCCGCATCGAACTCGACAAGTCGAGCGAGAAGAAAACCGCCCTGCGCCATCAAGCAGGACTCACCACTCAGCTGCCATCAGCCTTTATTTACCTGCTCTATGGTCTCTATGGCGACCAGTGCCGTCAGGAACTGAGCACCCTGCCCACCGACCTGCCCGAAAATGTAGTGGGATAAAATCCGTAATCACTCTTTTGTTGTCTTTAATCCTTAAATAGTATTAATAATAATACTTTCTATGCAAAATATTTGGTAGATAGTATTATTTTTATTACCTTTGCATTGTCAAACAATAAAACATAACAACAATGAACACTTACAAAACAAAAGAGGTAATCAAGATGCTTGAAGAAGACGGTTGGTACCACTTCACAACAAAAGGAGACCACAGGCAGTTCAAGCATCCGACAAAGAAAGGAAAAGTGACGGTCAACGGACCGATGAACAGAGAGATGAGTCAAGAGATTTTAAACAGTATCTGGAAGCAGGCAGGGTGGAAATAGCCACCCGTCTGTTCCCGCAAAAAATTACAAGAAGATAATACGATATGGAAAAGATTAGAGTAAACGTAACATGGTGCAAGAAAAATTTCTCTGCATCGCTGAGTGAGAACGTGCCTGGCGCAGTGGCGTTTACCGCCGACACGTTTGCCGAACTGCAGAAAGAGGCCAAAGATTCGCTTGACTTCCATGTAGAGGGAATGATGGCCGATGGTGACGACGTTCCTCAATGGCTCGTCGATGGCGATTATGAATTTGAGTTTAACTGCCTGGACGCTACTACCCTTTTGCACGCATACGAGCCGTATCTTTCACTGGCTGCCATCAGCCGTGCCTCTGGCATTAACCAGCACCAGCTTTCCCACTACGCTAACGGACTGAAGCAACCACGCCCTCAGCAACGACAGCGCATCGTGGACAGTATCCATAAGATTGGTCACGAGTTATTGACTGTTGTGTAGTTTTTATTGTTTGACGACGTACTATCACAGTCTCCCCCGACCTGCAAGGCCGGGGTTTTTCATTCTATAAACTAACGAAAAAAGCCGAAAATCGACAAAAACCATACAAAAACGTGCTAAAAGACATCAAAAAGACACAGAAAAAGACATAAAAAGTACGCGAAAAAGCATAATAATAACCCCATTAACACATCTTAAAAAACATTGAACACCAGATTTTAAAGGTGTTTCGGAAGATTTGCATTAAAAAGAACGAACGAAGCCTGACGTTTGAGTCCACGACCCGCTGAGATGTCGCGATGATGTGCAGGCCTTGCTGCGGCCGGGAAATATGAGGCGAACCCCCGACGGGGATCCCCGTCTGTCTTTTGTCACCTTATTATAATAGGTTATCTTTGCGCACAGAATGATCGACGAGAAGCAACAGGGCATTACGCTCGAAGGGATGCACGCGCTGCAGTGGGCACGCGAGCTGTCGAAGCTGCCAGACGGCGACTTCACACTGATGTTCTTTCCCTACAGCCGCAAGCGCGGCAAGGCGGGCGCGGAACTCACCGTGAAGGAGCACTGCAAATGGCGCACCCAATGGCCGGGCGAGAAGTACGACATCAGCGCCGACAACCTGCTGCTCTTCACCGACGAGGAAGGTCAGCCGCGCATGTGCTGGCGGGTGCTGATCCGCTTCATGGCCTTCTCGCACGACGGATATAAACTGCATAAGATAGACTGGTTATGAACGACTCAATCGAAATCCACGGACGTGTGGGCAACTATCTCTACGACGGCAACGTCATCTCCTTTCAGTTGGGCGAAGGCGTCTCGCTCTTCTCACCGCTGGCCGAAGGCACGGGAATCTCAGAACTGACACCGGCACAGCAGCTGCTGACACAGAAGCAGCACCTGTGGTTAGGTGTGAATGGTTATCAGCTGCTGATGCGCGGCGCGGGCGACACCCTCGTCGATGAGGTGACGCGCGAGATCAAGGAGAACCGCCTGCTTCCCCGTCTCTACAGCAAACAGATCAAGATGCTCTACGGCCACGGCCCCATACCCTACGTGCTCACCATGACCGACGGCAAGCTGCGCCGCGAGTTCCGTCAGGTGCCCGAGGTGCAGGCGTGGCTCGACAGCTGGGCCGACTTCGGGATTCCCTCGGCAGAGGAGTTCTGTAAGACGTGCATCAAGAACTACTATTACTTCGGCGACTTCTTCGTGAAGTGGCGTTTCAGCCGTGGTAAGCGCATAGGCATGGGCATGCCCGTAGCCGCGCTGGAGGCTCTCGACAACCGCTACTGCCGACTGGCCACACGGCGACAGGACGTAGCCTCGGAGGTGGTACCCTACAGTGACCTGACCCACGTGGCCTATGGTCGCTGGATGCAGGGCACGGGCTATCGTATCTATCCCCGTCTGCGCATGGCCGATATAGACAGTTATCAGTTTGCAGCCATCAGTCATCACCGTGAGCGCAGCGTCGATGAGTACTACGGTGTGAACGAGACCCATCAGGGCGCACGCCCCTATATCCAGGGATCAAACCAGACAGCCCACTATATCAACTCGTTCCTTCGTAATTCATTGGCCGCAAAGATCCATATCATCGTACCCAATGCCTGGCTGGAGTCGAAGCGGTCGCAGTTGCAGAAACTGTGCGACGAGAACAAGCGCCGACAGGCACGCCAGCAGGAACTGATCACCTATAACGGCATGGAGCTGGGTACCGACTACAGAGAGAGCCTCGTGGTCGAATACCTGCGCGCTGAACTGCGCAAGGTGGCCGACTACCTGACGGGTGCCGACAATCAGGGTAAGGCCTACAGCAGCATCTCGTTCATGGACGGACAGGGTCACGAGCAACAGTGGCGCTTCGAGAGTGTTGACATGAAATACAAGGAGTATATCGACGCGCTCATCCAGTATGACAAGCGCACCGAGGAAGCCCTGCTCTCGAGTGTGGGTCTCGATGCCTCGATATCGGCTGTGTCGAAAGACGGACTGATCTCGAAGTCGGGCAGCGACGCCTACTACAACTACCTGATCTACATCATGCAGCTCACCCCCGAAGACGAGGTGTGTGCCGAGCCGCTCAACCAGGCACTGCGCATCTGTTTCCCCAAGCTCTATGCCGAGGGACTGCGCATAGGTTTCTACCGTGAGGTGCCACAGCGTCAGGAAGACACGCCACCCGCCGACCGACTGAACAAGCAGCAGAGCTAATATAGTTGAGAGTTGAGAGTTTAGAGTTGAGAGTTTAGAGATATGAAGCAGATAACCGATATTTTCCAGAATACGGCCACACTCGCACAGTATGCCCCCACGGTCGATACGAGCCTGGCCATCGGCGACCTCAAGGCCGCCTTCATGGTGAGCTGGAAGCAGCTCAGTGCCATCATCCCCGACGAGGTGCTCGACCTCGTGGCCACAAGTGCCGATGACAGTATGCTCGTGCCGCTGCGCCAGGCGCTGGCTAACCGCACGCTGGCAAGCAACGCCATCTTCAGTGCCTACCACCAGCGGCGTGCCGGTACCGACGTGTTCAAATATGAGGTGGAGCAGATGCAACGCACCTATCAGGAAAATTATTTCGCTGCCGTCGATACGCTCCTGACCGTACTGTCAGCACTGGCCGACGTCGAGGAACGTGGCGCTATAGGCGCATGCTTTGCCGCCTCACGCCAGTACCAGCTGGCAGCACAGTGTCGCATCAAGAGCGCCAAGGACTTTGATCTGCTCTACCCCATCGACCTGAGCTATCATTTCTTCTTCCGCACACTACCCCTGCAGCGCGAGGTGGCGAGCGGACGCATGGCAGCCTATTACGACCGCACGGATTCGTCCGACCTGCTGCTGCAACTCGACTTGGCCCTGGCTAAGAAAACTGTAGCCAAGGCGCTCAGACGCTTCGACATACTGGAGTTCCCGCCCGCCATACGCAACCTCTTCGACGAGAGTCATGCCAGCCGCGCCGGTGCCAACGAAGCCGCACGCGCCCTGCAGCTGGCCGACCTGCTCGACAGTGAAGCCGATGCCCTGCTGGCCGACATTGACACGCTGCTCGACAGCGCAACCACGCCCAGTCTCACATCAGCATCGGCCTGTAACCGTCCAGATGACAAGATCATATTGATGCCGTGAGATGTAAGAAGGAAGAGTCATGAATAGGATCACACTGATATACAAGGGGCGACAGTACGAAGTGCCCAACGCCTGGGAACGGCTCACGACAGACGATTACCTCTGTCTCGTGGGACTGCTCGAACAGCTGCAAGCCGGACAGCTCAGCGTGGGCGAGGTGAGGATGCACCTGCTGTGCCACATGATGCACTGGAAACTATATCGGTTCCGCACCGAGGAGCAGATAGCCAACCTGCTCATGCTCTCGGAGCAGATCACCTTCCCCTTCCGCATCGTCTATCCCGACAACAACGCTGCCCTGAAGGGACTCACCGACGAGGATTACCGACTGGCACGCCGCACCGACCCCTACCACCTGCGCCACCTGCCCGCGATGGCTCATCTGTGCCGTCAGGACTACCACTACGAGACCGACCTGTGCTTCTTTGCCCAACTCATACCCACGCTGAAGGTAAAAGCCGACAATAACCAGGAAACGGAATTGCAGGGCTATCGCGCTACCACAGCCGACGGATCGCTCAGCTGCTCGCTCACCGCCCTGCAGTATATCGAGGCGAAGAAAGCTTCCGCACAGTCGCCTGCACTGGCAGCCGCCATACTCTACACCCCACAGCCCTACGACTCGGCCACCGCACAGCAGCTGGTCACCCTCATGGCACAGCTGCCGCCGCTCACACTGAAGGCCATCATCATGAACTTCGAGGCCCTGAACGCCTTCCTCTTCACGAAAACGCCGCTACAGCTGCTGTCGCAGTTTGAACAGGGACGCGCCCGTTCGATTACCACCGACATGGCCGACGCCCTTTATGATCTCTGCGCCGACGGCGTGGGCAACAGTAGCGAGGTGGAACAGCTGAACGTAATCACCTACTTGCGACTGCTGCGCAAGAAAACCATCGACGGGGTCAGGCAGATGCACGGTGCAGGCATGGACTTGGCCAAGATTGCCAACGAGACGGGACTGCCCGTAGAGACCGTGGCAAAGATGATCTAAAAAAACAGTACGACTATGATACAATACCTGTTTCTCTACTTCGCACGTTTCCCGAAACGGGAGGGTGTGAAAGCGATGTTCACCAACGGACAGAGCACACTTGGCGCCTACCAGAACCTCATCGACGCACTCGACGCCCTGCCCGACAATCCGCTGCTGCCCGAGATAGACAACTACGTCTATGGTCAGGATTTCGACGAACTGAAGATGCGCGTGGAACGACTCTTCGGCTCGTGGCTCTATGCCGACTATGGCGAGTTCCAGTTCTACGAGACGGGACGCGGCTCGATTGGGTGCCGCCAGCAGGTGGCCGTGACCGTGGCAGAGAAGGTGACCGACCGTGCCGACATGGTGGAGCGCATGATCATCAGCGACCGCATGCTCCATGCCATCAACACACTCTACGCCCAGCTCATGGCCGACAGCGACGCAGGACGCACCCCGTGGCTCGACCATAAGCCGGTGGAAGAGGCTCAGATAGTGCCCTTTGTGGCTCCCGAACTGAAGAGCTACGGATGGACACTGCTCATCAACGCGCAAGCCACCGACTCCCTCGGCACCAACGACCTGAGGCGGGCGTTGCGACGACAAGACAACCCCATACTTTGACAATTATCCATCATATTCACTAAAATCATTCAATACATCATGGCAAAACTATTCCTGAAGAAGTATCAGAACAAGAACTCGAAACTCGACAAGGCCTACGGAAAGTGGTACCTGCGTGCCCGCCACCTTGACACCATCGGCACCCGCGAGCTGTGCCGCCACATGCTGCGCTTCGGTACCATCTACACCGAAGACGTGGTGCTCGGCGTGATCAGCAAGCTGTCGCAGTTCATCATCGACATGTCACAGCAGGGCTACAAGATCAAGCTCGACGGACTGGGCACGTTCTACCTGGCCGTCACCTCAGAGGGTAGTGAAACAGAGAAGGACTGCGACGAGAACGGCGTGAAGTACAAACACCTGCGCTTCACCCCCGAGCAGAGCCAGTGGAGCGAAACCGCCACCCGCAACATGACCGTAGCAGCACGCGTCACCACCGTAGACCCCTACGCCGACCCCGTAGAGGAGGATGACGAGGAAGAAACACCCAGTGGCGGCAACGGCGGCAGCGGATCAGGTAACGGCGGTGGCACCACCACCGGTGGCGACGAACCAGGCGAGGATCGCCCGTAAGAACAATGACGGCAGACAATGGTGACCGAGTCGCTCATTCGCAAGAAGTTCGTACACGAGACGGTAAGGGAGTCGCTGCAGCAGATTCACGACCAGTGGAAACCGCTCTCCGGAGCGTTCCGCGTGCGTAGTGGAGAGCTGCAGCGCTTCACCGACCATCCCATGCCTACGGTCGCAATCAGCGACAAGCGCTACTCGGTTCACTATTTCCTGCCACTACACCTGCGCTTCCTCGACATTCAGTACCGCAAGAAGAAAGCCCGCCGTGGCGAGGGCAAGCGCAACCTCTACAACAAGATTGTCTGGCCTGTACTCTACCAGCACATGATGCCACAACTAAAGTTCGGTCTCACCGACGAGGTGCGCCGCACCCTGCGCGAACAACTACAGCGTGCCGCAGGCGAAAAATAAAAAAATTTGGAGCGTAACGAAATTTTTCGTAACTTTGCAGCAAGAAAAGAAAAAGATTATGGTTACGCTGTTTATGATTAATCTCATTATCGGACTGATAACCTATCCCATGGTTGTCAAGGAAGGTGACCGATGTGGTTTGGTTTTCATAATCTACGTGGGATTGATCCTTACCTTTTCGATTTTTGGTATTCTTATTTGGAAGATAGGAAGCTAATCATCTAAAAGTCTGTCTTTTGCTTATATATATAATATGTATATCTTTGCCGTAAAAAGCAAAGATATTTTTATGGCAAAAGGAAGATTATCTGAAGACGATATCAGGCTCACCGTAGCCGTAGAGAGTTCGAAAGCCCAACAGGACATCAGAAAACTCGAAAAGGAGTCTGCGTCACTGCGCGAAGAAAATGATAAGCGCATGAAACAGATGCTGAAACTGGAAGCTGCTGGCAAGAAAGAGTCGGATGCCTATAAGAACCTGCGCAAGGAATATTCCGACACCGGTAAGCGGATCCGCGAAAACACAAACTCAATCGCCGAGCTAACCAAGAAAATCAACGTGAATCATCTCACGATGGCACAGCTGAGCCGCGAAGCCAAGCAGCTGCAAAAGCAGATGGATCACACAGCTAAGTCGCTCGAACCTGAAGCCTACAAACAACTGGAAGAACGTCTGAGAACGGTACAGGGGCGCATGAAAGAGCTGAAAGACGAAGCAAAGTCTTTCAAAGACAGGATGAGCGAGAACGGTGCGTCCGGTTTTCTTTGGGGAACGTCGATTGTCAAAATGTCTGAATTGGGATTCAAAACTCTCACAGCTCTTGGTGGAAAAATAGAAGAAACCGTCATGGAGTCTATCGCAATGGCCGAAGGTGCGGAGGGCGTAGAACTTGCCTTTCAGCGTCTCGACCGTCCTGACTTACTCGACGGACTACGGAAAGCCACTCACGGTACCGTTACCGACTTTGAGCTGATGAAGCAGGCTGTGAGGTTTCAAGACTTCAATCTGTCCGTCGAAGAGTTGGGGACAATGCTTGCCTTTGCCCAACAGAAAGCCAAGGATACGGGACAGTCAATCGACTACATGGTGGACAGCATCGTGACAGGTCTCGGACGTAAGTCGCTGATGATTCTCGACAACCTCGGACTGTCGGCTGCCGACGTGAAAGCCAAGATGGCCGAAACGGGCGACATGACCACAGCCGTAGGAGCAATCATTCGCGAACAGATGGCTAAAGCAGGAGGTTACGTTGAGACAGCAGCCGAGCGTGCTGCGCGCGCCAACGTAGAACTGCAGAACGCACAGCTCGCACTGGGTAAGCAGCTGTTGCCGCTGAAAGAAAGCGTATCAACGTTCTACACTTCCATGCAGACGGGAATTATCAAGACTATCTCGGCCGTCATTCGACATAAGGGCGAGATTCTCTCGTTCATCAAGGTGATGAGTGTCTATGCAGCAGCCTACGCCCTACTTTACACCTGGCAACAGAGACAACTGATCATCACCTCGCTCATCACCGCAAAAGAGGTGGCTCTGAATGCTGCCAGGAAAGCGGGTATAGCCCTGATGGGAACCTACCGTGTGGCTGTGGCGCTACTTACGGGTAACATCACCAAGGCAACTGTTGCCATCCGTGCCATGCGCATGGCCATGATGACCAATCCCTACACCGCACTGATTACGGTAGTGCTTTCATTGGGCGTGGCTATCTACGGTCTCGTCTCAAAATTCTCGAAAGGTGAGAGCGCTATTAAGAAGAATACTGAAGCCCTGCGCCGTCAGCAACAGGAATTGCGCAATATCAAGCAGATTGAAGAGGAAGCCAACCGCACTGCCGCAGAACGTGTTTCAAAGATCAACCAGCTACGCAAGACCGTCGAAGATAGTAATGAAGCCTACTCCAAGCGTAAGACCGCACTCGAGGAGCTGCGTCGCATCGTGCCAGACTACCACGGACACCTTTCGAAGGAAAAGGGTCTCTACGACAGTAATACCGAAGCCATCGACAAGTACATCAAGAAAGTCAAGGATGCCGCTATCGCTCAGGCTGCCATGTCAAAGATGACAGAGATTACCAGCAAGATGATGGATGCCGAGATGGAACTGGCTAAGAAGGAAAAAGAAGCTGCTGACTTAGAGAGCCAAATTAATAGTCCGAACTACTCGACAGCAGACCCTGGAATGATTGAACTTGAAAAGAATGATCTCAAACTTCGCCTCGCTGTCATACAAGCCTTCATAAATCAAGCACGTAATGCCAAGGCTGAAGCCGATGCCCAACTGAATTCTATCAGCGACTATCTCAAGGATAAAGGAATCGATCCAAGCGCCAGCATGCCCACCACGGGAGATGGAGGTTATAACGATGATAGCGAAGTCTCTAAACGTGACCAACAAACCCTCGACAACTTCAAGCGCGCACGCCAGGCAGAGCTGGATGCCGAGACGACCTTCTTCTCGGAACGCGA